TACCTATTTGTCCCGCTGCCCCTAAAGATTCTGCAAAGTTAGCTGAGTTATTGTTTAAACTTGCAATTCCAATGTATTGAGAATTTATTAAACTATTTAAAGTGTTTATTTTTCCTTGTAAAGATGTTTCATAAAATAGCTCTAATCTACTAAAAACCGGTTTTGTTTCTGCAACGCTTAAGCATGGCTGCATCGATTTTAAACTTGTGGCTGCGCTACCTGCAGCTGCTGTATTACAAACTGCACCAATGGGTCCTGGAGTAATAGGTATAGCAGTAAGGCTTACTGATTCATTACTATTAGCTACTGTGTCAATTTTAATTGCAAAAGGATCTAAATCAGAATTATAAAATGGCTGTGTTACAGGACTAGTCCCCCATGGTATTGACCCTATAGCTATAGGTTTTATAGTTCCAGATGGGTTTTCAATAGTTCCAACTTGGCCATAAGGACCTTCTGGCGCATTTGTTACAAAAGGAATTCCTGTTAATTCCATATCTCTAACTGTAGCAATACTCATTACTTTTTGAGAAAGCGCATGAGGATAATATTGTTTATTCCAAGGAGAATTTTCCTGAGGTACTCCGTAAGGTCTACTACCTTTATTATTAATATTGGGATTATTAACTCTTAAATAAAGTCTTTCACTGCTTGTATATTCTTTATCTGTGGGGCCAACTTCGGATAAATTTCTAGGTACTTTATTAATATTATCACTTAATAAAATTGAATAAGAAATTTGGGCCCTATCTTTAAGCTCTATAACAGGTAAACCATTAACCCAGCCGGGTAAATAAACATTATAATATTCTTGTTCTTGTTGTTTAACTACTACTTTATAAGAATACCATCCTAAAGGATTTGTCGTAGCATTCCATATACCAGGTTCCCCTTGTGAAGTACCAGTCCCAATAGCTGTATCAAACTGAACATTTAAAGCATCACCCACCCAATCTATAACAGGGTTGTTATTTTGATAAGAATAAGTATTATATTGAGAAAATACTGTAGATCCTTGCAGTCCCGCTACATCATCATATGCAGATAATATTACATCTGACTGTCTCCCATATCTATCTGCTAATATAATTCCAACTTGATAAGTTCTATTCTGTTTCAGTGTTTGATAAGGTGATTGACTCACATTATTATAATACGGTTTTTTAGTAGCAATTTCAGCACTAAAATTTAAAGGAGCTGGGCTTGTATGTTTATCCACATAATTTCCATATACTACTCTATTACCTATTATTTCTTGGCCCAATGCCTTAACAGGTACTTTATCATATACTCTTACTGTTTGATTAGCAGGTAGCGTTTTATAAGGTTTACTAGAGTTATAATCATAACTATAATAATATACATTAGTATTTAATCCATGCAGCCCATCATAAAATTCTATAGAAGGTAATGTGCCAGATGGAAAGTTTATTAAATCAATAGTATCTAATACTTTAACCGCATTAGCGTCAGATTCTTTATACAAAATATCTAAATCCGTTATTAAAAGATTAGTCATATTAAGCGCCGCAGTATTTTCTGGCATTGGAATCTTTAAAATAATATTTTGAATATTATTTTCAAACCATGCAACAATAGTAGATTTATATGCATTATCCATATCTATCGTTTCTGGGAATTGTCCACCACCAAATTCACTATATTGTTTAGGAATAAAAACTGGTTGAGTAAATGGTGCCATTAAAGAATATTCATTATCTTCAAATTTAAACCTATAACTAAATCTTATAAATTTATCTTCTAAAAATATAGGATCCCCTTTCCAAGAAGAATCATAGTTTGGATTAGCACTAACTGTTACAGCATCACTAGCAGAAAAACCATGCACAGCTGATGTTGTTATAGTCCATGAAGTTCCACTCCCACTATAATCTGCCGATGCGGCCACAACTGTTAAATTACTTGCTATAGTCTTATTAGGCCCAGTTATAAAATCCCCTAATCTAGGTAACATATCTGAATATCTACCTGTTGTATTTCCATCATATTCTATGTCAGATGAGGGATATATTATTTTAAATGAAGTAGTACTAGGGGGAGCTCCATCGACTGTACCACTATATCCATTAGACATATTTATTTCTGTTTTCTGTGTCGCAGTAGGCCTTTCAAATACTACTTTTCTTCCGTCGGCTACGGTGATTGCTTTAGATAAAACTAAATTATTACCATCTATTTTTATTACATACACATAACTAGACCACTCTGGCGCATCTGTGATATTAGCATCGAAAGGGGTTATAAGATCCCCAATCTTAATACCAGCAGCGTCGTCTACCACTATATTAGGAGAGTTATTAACAGCTCCGTCAAAACGTACTAATACCCTGTCTATTAAATAAATAGGTTCGCATGGAGCATATTTAGCTACAGATATTTGGTCTTCAGTAGTATAGTGTGTAGGAACTCCAACATTAGTTGGATTAGCTAATGTAATGTTAATTTTTCTAGGTTGATTATTATTATCAGTCCAAAACAATAAATTTTCAACTAAATTAACTCCAGTTATAGGGAAAGATTGATTAAAATTTAAAAACCCGCCTGTAACTAAAACTTTTTTAGTATATGGAGCAAATAAATCTAATTCATATATATAATTTTCACCAGTAGTACTTCTATCACCATTAACATTATTATAATCAGTAGCAAAAAGATAAACCTTATTATCACCTTCATTAACATAATGTCCAATTACAGCTTCATTATTAGTTCCTAATAAATTTATAGAAGTATTACCTAATAAATTTTCAAATTCCCCCACAGTTGAACCTTCTGATCTACTAATCATTAGATTAATAGCTTCTCGGTATTCTCCTGCCTGCAAAATACGAGAGTCACTATCTTGATTCATTCTCCCTTTGAGAAAATTATTCTTTATTTCTGGCATACTTTAGTGTTTTATCCATTTAGATTTATTACGCATAACTTGCACAATTTCATCTAGCTTGATATTAGATAATCTTATTTTTGCATTTCTTAATGCAGCATATCTTTGTCTTTTATATTGTGGTGCTATTTGAACCGTATCTCTTCTAGTAGACATTATACTATATAATAAATGTTGATACATAGCTTCTTCAGCCATTTTAGGTACTTTTGTGTCTTCATCATAAGCTAATCCATCAGAAATATATTCAAGTATTATTAATTTCCCAGATAAATCACTAGAGAAATTAAATGTTCCTCTTTTTTCATCTATATTAAACCAACCATTCATTTGCATATTAACTGGGTCACCACCATATCTTTGGCCATAAAACCCACCATAACCGCCTTCACCCCACCAATCATACATATAAAGCAAAGGGTTAGTTGATCCTGTAGGATAAAGACCCGTTATACTATTAGGGTTAGATGCTTGCCAGCGACTATTAGTTAATGAAGCTCCATCTACATTATCTCCAAAATTATCTTGCACTATATTTCCTTGTGCATCTTGCACAGGAGCTTCCCATGGGCTACTGGTTAATTGTGTAGGGTATATAGTATGTTTAACACCAGCACTATCAATCCACGATAATTTAACATAATTAACATAATCTTGTGGTATAACTACTGAAAGATTTTCAGGAACAGTTAATTCTTGAGATTTAATACTTTTCAATGTATCATAACTAAATTCTTGCAAACCTCTTTTAGCATGAAAAACAACATCTGTTCTATTTACTCTCGGTATTAATTTATCTTGGCCTACATAACCTACTATAAAATTATTTACAATATCTTTTATAGGAACATATTCATATCCCCCATAATTATTTTGTACTGCACCTTCTTTTAATTGAACTTTAACATAAGTTCCTACACCTTGATTTAATCCAAGAGTTATAATACTATTTGTTTGTGTGCCATCTCCACTAAAAGTTAATGTATATGTAGTAATATACTCAGTCCAGTTGCTTAATCCATTAGGGCTAGTATATATTCTAAAATTATTTAATGGATAATCTGCATCAGTTGGATTCCAACTAGAAGCACTACCCATAGACAACTTAGTATTAAACGTAAATGTAAAAACCTGCGTTTGTACTGATGTATAAATAATCTGCGCGCCTGCGTAATATTGTAAATTAGTTTCTCGGATTAATCCTCCGTCTGGTCTAGGCATATCTTATGTTTTTGAATTTTGATCTTCTGCTTGTATTTCTGCTCCTGCTATTTGTACTATATTAGGATCATTTATTATTACTCCTGCATAGGCTAATATTCTTGTAATAACATTTGTTTGTTCTGATACATTTAACTCAAAATTTTGAGTATTACCTCCAGCATTAAATACAAATTGCCCTAAAGAACCCTGAGTATAATCCCATACTATATCAGCAGGTGTCTTTAAATATGAAAAAGTAATATCTGTAGCCGTGACTATACTTGTAGGATATACATATAAGTTATTATTCTCGTATAAATATATCGGAAAAGTTGTTGTGGGTTGAGTAAGTGGAGAAAGTAATAATTGAGTTACTTCATTTCGCTGTGCATATTGAGTTAGTTCAGAACCTTTATAGAAAACAGTTCCTAATCTATATACATCAGTAGGGGTTAATGTAAAAGGATTTGTACCAGCTGTGGCACCTGTCCTTTGGAAGAATTGTAAATTTTCTTCAATATTTTTTATACGGTTTGCATACTCCGTATCATTTTGTGGCATACGATACTGTTGATTTAGATCGTCTTCGTATTTCTCGAATATATTTAATTGAACCTGTGTTGCGACTTTATTAAATTCGTCAGGTGTCATATATCCTCTTTGTTGTTGATTAAGGATTAACAAAACAGTTTTATAAACTGTATCTACGTTTATTGCCATTCTAGTATATTATTTATAATAAAAGGCGGCGTTAACCGCCTTTATTTATTTTACTTAAGTTTTTTAGAAAGAGCTTTATACATTTCTACTCCTTCATCTGTTTTAAACCATGCAGCTAAAGCTGAATATGGGTTTTCATCAAATGGAACACTAAATAATTTTTTCTTAGTAGTTCCTAATTTAAAGCTTCTTTGATCTTGTGCTAACTCTAAAAATCCTGCTTCAGTAGCTTTAATACCAAAATTTCTAAGTTGTACATTATCATCATTAGCTAATTCAATAAACAAACGTGGATTTTGCTTAGCAAATTTAAGTAAATCTCTTTTAAGCTCTTTTGAACTTAATTGATCTACTGTTGATCCAATTTCAGTTCTCATAATTGCTTCTGATTGATCAACCTCCATTTCTCTAGCCATAATCAATGCATCTATCTCCAATTCAATATTAGTGGCTTCATTTTCTGCTTCTTTTACTGGCCTTAATTCCTTATACCTTCTATCTCTATCTGGATGATATAAAGAGAGTAATTTTTGTAAAGCTTGCTCTTGTTTAGGAACTGTTAAAGATCCATCTCTAAAAACAATATGCTTTAAAGTAACCTCACCTTTTTGTTCATCTACAAATGGTGAAGATTGATTTGTTGCATATCTTAATGCTCTTTGTGTATTGTTTGATGTATCAAAATATAACAGAGGATATTTCTCTGTATGTCTTGATTTTATTGTATATGTTAAAGGGCTTTTGTCTCCTTTAATTATATACGTTCTATCTTTTATTTCCCATCCATTATTTGGTTTTGGGCTTTTCTTAGGTTGTACAGGTTGTTTAACCATAACTGGTTCTTCAACTACAACATCTTTTTTTTCTTTTGACATAATATAATATAATTTAATAGTTAAAGGTACTGGGCGCCGAAGCGCCCTTACCTTATAAAATAATTAAGCTGTAAATAATACAAAGTTATTTCTAGCTTGAGTACATAGACATCTTTCTGATAAGAAGTTAACCTCCATAGCATCAAGAGCAGAAGTAGCAGCACCGCCAACAGAACCTGTTAACCATGATTTCATTCTTCTATCATCAGCTTGAGAAGCTCTATATCTTACATGTAAGAAAGGTCTTCTAATGTTTGTTCCAAGTAACTGATCGTATACTGTAGAAGTACCAGCTGGTACTAATACACCATCAATGTTGTCACCGTTAACAAAGTTAGTTGAACCACCTCTTAAAGAAGCATCATTTAGATATTTCCAAGAAGTTTTATAGAAGTCATATGAACCTCTTCTAAAACCAGAGAAACCTAAGTTAAGCGCCATGTCTTCAGAGTTTTCGAATACACCATAAGATGTACCACCAGCTCCGTAAGAGTTTTGTTGTGCTAACATGTTATCAAATAATAACTCAGTTTTTCTGTCTAAGAAAAGCATATTTTCTTCAATAGCTCCTTGACTGTCTAATAATTGTAATACAGAATCGAAATCCTGAAGAGATCCAGAATAGCCAGAAAGTACATTACCACCATTATTGATAGCAGCAAATAAACCTTCAGTACCAATAGAACCAGCTGTTGGGCCAGCACCACCTTGGTTAGCAAATTGAGTTAATGCACCTCTAATAGCTGTTACTTGAGCAGCTGTAGCAAGTTCACCTTCAATCATTGACATTTCTAAATAATCTTCAAATCTCATTCTAGTTTCACCTTCAGCTTTTAAATACCAAAGATAACCACTAGTACCATCTTCTCCAGCAACTTCAACCCAACCGATTTGTGCAGTATCAGATCCACTAACAGCGTATCTGTTTCTGATTATAATTGGTTTGTTACTAAAAGTTGTTAATTGTGGTTCGATAGCAGGGATAGCTGTTGTTCCAGCACCTGTACCGCTTACACCTTTTGCAAATTCAGAACCGTAAACGAATATTTTACATCCATTTCTCGCAACTCCAGCGTTTACTGCAGCTCTGTTATAAGGAATAACGTCAACTACTCCTGTTGCCGCAACTGATGCGGTAACAATAGCTTTACAAGTGAATGCAGGATCAGCTGGATCCATTATTACAATTGTATCGTTTACAGCAACAACGTTTTGCAGTGTTGAAGTGTTTATACCCTGTATAGTTAATCTATTTCCAGCGTTTACTCCGACCGCATTAGATACTACATTATCATAAGATATATGTAATCTATTTTGTTCAGACCAAACTACCTGGTCAGACATCATTGGCATCTCAGCGCCAACCATTCTTAAGAAGCCACCTACCGTTCTGTTTCCATAACGTTCTACCTCAGCTTCATATATTTCTGGTAGATATTGTTGTGCGAAGTCATTCCCTCCACCGCTGTTAAAATTTAAGTAGTTAGAACTTAAAGTAACTGGCGCAGCAGTAGGTATTAGACTCCCAAATTGAGGACTTAATACACCCATAATTGTTTAATTTTAATTGTTAAATTTACTTCGTTTGATTTTCAATTTCGAACTATCTACTCCGTCTATAGCGCGAACTTTAAGACCTCCAATGAAAATGTCACCTTGTGTTTGACGAACTCCAGTATCTGGATTTTTTGATCCATCAACTACAGTTTTAATTCCATCAGTTTTCCCTTGTTCGTAAAAATGATTTACTATTTTATCTATATTTTGAGCAGCGTACATAGCTTTATGATAACCTTTCGTATCTTTAACATTTCCTTCTTTATCCAAGAACCTCTCGACGAAGTTATTTAAATTAGATTGATTCTCTGCAACAGCACTGGGATCCTTGACACCGTATCTATACTTCTTTTCTCCAACTTCGAAATCAAAACCTTTGAATTCATCAGAGAACATCTGTTTAGTGTTGTCAAGAAATTTTTTATGCTTTTGCTCAGCTATTTCTTGTTCATTGTTGTAGCGGTTAAAAAACTCTGTAGCTTTTTGTTGCTCTTGCGTTACGCCGGGCCTCAACTTGATTTCGTCGTAATATTTTTGCTTTAAGCTATCTAAGTGACTACGTGCTTCTGCCACCGCTTCTTTTTTAGCGAGTTTCTTTTTTTTGATGTCTCGCTCTTCATCAACTTCCGTATCATAACTAAAAGTTTCATCCATAATGAAATCAACTTCTTCGCTATTTAGATGCGGTTTAGTATTTTTATAATATTCTTTTAATAAAACATCTTCATTTACGTCAGAATAATCTGCATTTAATCTTACGTAATCTTGGACTGTGCCACCAGTTTCCTTCATAAAGTCTACCAATTTTTCAATATTATCTGGTAAATCTGTTACTTTAGGTGATACTTCATCTATAACTGTGTTTTCTTCTGGCAGAGGGTCTTGGGATATTTCTTGAATTTCTTCAATAGGCGATTCAAGCTCTTGTACTTGCTTGTCTTCCTCTGTATCGCTGACCCGTACTTCTCCGTCCACTCCTTTGCTATCTCCGGTTCGTTCATCCACAGGTATCTCCTTTGTTTCTCCGATTGGAATGGCATCTTCTTTTGTTTTAGTTAAATCTACTTTAGTTGGTTCCTCAATTTTAACATTAGGATCCTTTGCAAGATCAACCTTTACAGGTTCTTCTTTAGTAGCATTGAATTTTTTGATTTTAGGTTTGGATTTCATTTTCATATCCCCACCTTCTGACTTAACCTCTTTGGTTACTTCAGGATTTGTTTTTGTTTCTGACATAATATAATAATATAAAATTAATTAAAAGGTATTTATATACCTGGTTGTTGTTCAAAATCGATAGGCATTAAATCATTATTTCTTTGATCAATCATTTGACTTTGTTGATTGCCTTCCATTTTTATTCTTTTATCTTTACGATCTTCAATTAAACCTTCCTTTTCTTTCATAGCCTCAAGTTCCATTTGTTTTAATTCTAAATCAAATTGATGTTTAAATTGCAACTCTTGATTTTTTAATTGGAATTCTGTTTGCATTCTTTGAATTTCCATTTGTGCTTTAGCTTGTTCCAATTCTACTGTTGAGCCTGTAATAGCTTGTTGTTTTTGTACTTCAGTCATAGCCTGTGCTTCAGCAGCTTGAGACTGGGCTTGCGCTTCTGCTAGGGCCTGTTGTTGTTGCGCTTGTTGTATTTGTTCTTGACGTTTTTTACGTTTTTGTTTAAGAACGTCATTAGCAAGTTTAAGATTAGCAATTTCTCTAATATCAATAGCATCTTCTAAATCAATTCCACCTTGCTGAAGTGCCATTTGAATATTTTGCTCAAGTAAAGCTTTATCCTCTTCTTCAGGTTCTAACTCTAAATAAATACCAAAATCATGTAAAGGTAAATTCTGTATTTCTGCTAATGTACCTACATTATAAGTAGATACGGAACTTTTAAGAGAATTTAAAGTTAATGGGTATTATAAAGAATCTGCAATTTTTAATGAGATATTTTCACAAGTTCTTACTGTTAACCATAAACTAGCCTGCATAACGTGTCTAGTTGCAGTATTAGAAGCATTAACAGCCATTTTTTGTAAACCAACTAATGTATCTTGTTCTGGCATACTACCATCTCTTGCTTCGTTAAGTCCGGTCACATCCCTTATTAATTGTAGATAATATTGATAGGTTTGAATTAAACTTTGTACTTTACCTTGCCCACTAGATGTAGCAAGTTCTTGAATAGGAACTTTACCAGGATTCATATCTCCTTCTTGAGTAAGTGATCTACCAACTATACTACCAGTTTGGAAATACATGTTTAATGCTTCAGCTGGATTATAATTAGTACCATTACCTAAATCTACTTCAGCTAAGCCGTCCATATCTAAAAATACACCATCTGGAACTAACCTAGATATTACTTGTTGTAGTTTTAAATGAGTTATTTGAATCATATCAGCAAACCCTGTAATTCTACTAACAATAGAATCAATACGCCCTTTATACATTCGAGGAGCACAAAGAGTATAACTCATTTCTACCCTAGTAGTATCAGCCATAGGTCTTGTCATATTCTCAGCTAATTCCCATTGTATTAGTTCATTATTACCTAAAACTTTAACCCCTTTATAAAGTACTTCTATTTTTCTACTTACTTTTG